AACATTTACCAGCGGGAATAGTTTTATCTGCAACAGAAGAAGGTAATCATTATTATCAACAGTATGTACCTGACCTTTTCATATACGGAGACTATGATAGGGAAGCTATTGAACGTGTCATGGATCGACAAAAAAAACTCGTCGGTGCAGGCAAAACAAATTGCGGTGCGTTTCTTCTTTTAGACGATTGCATGTATGATTCAAAGTTTATGAAAGATACGTGTATTCGCCAATGTTTCATGAATGGACGACACTGGAAAATATTTTTCATGCTCACGATGCAATACTGTATGGATTTACCACCAGCGCTCAGAGCAAACGTAGACTACGTGTTCATACTAAGAGAAAACATTATTCAAAACCGTGAAAAATTGTATAAATCGTTTTTTGGTATTTTTCCAAATTTTGAAATGTTTAACAAAGTCATGGATTCGTGTACAGAAAATTTTGAGTGTCTAGTTTTAGATAACACGTCCAAAAGTAACAGGATAGAGGATTGTGTTTTTTGGTACAAGGCGACGCTTCGTAAAAACTTCAAGGTAGGTGCTCCGCAGTATTGGCAAACCCATAAGAAAATGTTTAATCCGAGACACGGGAACATGAAAGTCGGTGATCCAAAACTGGTTAAAAAAAATACACAATTAAAAATTACAAAAAAGAAGTGATAAAAAAAAATTAAATACTTATATTAAATGATATCTGTTGTCATATTAAATTGGAAAAGACCAGATAATATAAAAAATGATATACTACCTAAAATTATTAATTATAATTTAGTATCCGAAGTCATAATATCTCATGGTAGAAGTGAAACATATTTTCAAACACCGGATATTAAAATGGTTAAACATTACAAAGACGAAAACTTAAACTCAAATTTAGGTGTATCTTTAAGATTTTTAAGATCATGTAATGCAAAAAATGAGTGTATTTTAATATTAGACGACGATAGATTACCTTCAGAAGAATATGTTAATAAAATGTATGAATTATTTCAAAAAGATAAAAATGTTATCATTGGTTCAGTAAAACGTTACGTTTCTCCAAGTATAGGCTATTCAAACAATAAAAAAAATGTCGAAAACGAAAATAAAATTGTACTAACTCAAATTTTAATGACAAATAAGAAAATGTGTAAGGATTTCATGAACGAAAAAGATAAAATGAACGATCTTGCGTTGAAAGCAAAACCCGTTTGGAATGGCGAAGATATATTATTTAATTTAATTTATATTAAAAATTACAATAAAAGTCCTATTCATTTAGAACCAATAAATAAAGATGTAATACTATTAAAAAATAATGACGCAATATGTAAAAATACAGGACATTATGAATACAGAAGAAAATTTTCAAAAACCGCTTTAGAAAGATACGAAATAAATACAAATACTTATAATATAAAACTGGTAATATCACTTATTGTAATATTAGTAATAATTATTTATTTAATTAAATAAATAATGAACTTTATAAGACGAATTTGTAATTCAAGAATGGTATACCCATACAAAAAATTCAACGAAATTTCATCAGGTAAACGAGATGGGTATTATTTACACATAAACGTGTGTCACGATTCTAAACGTATATATTTCAACGATTCCATGCCAGAATACGAAAAAACGGATATTTTACCTAAAGTTTTATATACATTTTTGAACACGTATCCAAAATATGTCTTACACTCAGGCGACTAAATGCGTCAGTGACTGAGTCTAAAAAACTATGTCTAAATTAATGACCGACGTGTATACTATGAATTTATCCGACTCCGGTGATGGTATGGTGAATCTAAACAATAATCAATCCACGAATTTTATAGCAAATACACCACCACCGCAGAATAATATCCCGGAAAAAAATATGAGTGAAAATAAACACACAATGGACTCTACACCAATTTCCGATATCATGGGTCAACCAGAAGCACCACTCGAACCACCAATGATGGCTCAAGATCCGAGATTGACACAAATGCAAATGCAAGGACCAATGATGATGGCACAACAACAACCTGTTGTTCAGCAGAAAAAAAGTTCGGGTTCGTCTAAAAGTGAAGGTAACCCCTTCAACTTAACGGATGACCAGTTTCAAGCTCTCGTCGTCGCCGTTTGTACTGCGATAGCGATAAGTAAGCCAGTTCAAGAAAAACTCGCAAACTTCGTACCGTCGTTTCTTAACGACCACGGGAACAGAAGTATAGTTGGATTAGCTTCTACTGGTTTAGTAGCCGCTATTGCATTCTATATTGCAAAAAAATATGTTTAAATTTTATCAGGTATATTCACTTTATGTTTAGAATATACTCTGTATTTTCCTAAAACTAAATAGGCTATTATAACACCTATGGTTATACCTACTCCACGAAGAATAACAAATGTTCTTGTTGTTTGTGGATCTAGACCGTAATCCTTAACATCCGCTTGTATGTCTTTACTTATACCCATAGCAGAGTAAGTTATAACACCGGATACAATAAGTGCTAAAAGTAAAAATATAGTATCTACGTTCAAGTATGACGTAAAATCACTACTTGCTAAAAATACTACAACGATAGGCGTTAAAAATTGCAAAAGTCCAGCTTTTAACCATTCATTTTTTACTAAAGCTGGTGAACTCAAAAGTAGTAAACTTACGTTAAGTAAAACTATTATAAATAATAAATGTTGTGTATAGGCAGTTGCTCCTCCTTCCATTTATATTAATAAATATTATTTATTTATTTATCCTGAATATGTTTACCACAGAATTTAGTAAGCTTTGGTATCTCTTCATATATACCCAAAGAAACACACATTTTTCTGAGTTTTTTAAACTTATCCCAGAATTCTTTGTTGTGAGAATAATTTTCAACCGTACAGTGTGCAAGTTCGTGTAATAAAACGTGGAATATTTCGTTCGGTTCACCCTGTATACACAAACCTATATGTTCTCCCTTGTTAACATTGTACCCTATGTACCCATGTTTTATGGTATGATGCGCCGTTATGGGTATTTGTTTATACAACATTTCAAATTCTTTATTTTCGGTTTCCTTCAAGTGTTCCCTGAGTATTCTGTACCTTTCTCGAACCTCTTTCATTTTCTGAGGTTCACGCGTATTGATAAATAAAAATGTATTTACGATAATCAAAAGTATAGCAATTATCATCGTATCTTATCGTAAACACATAAAAAAAAATTACAATTCACTTTTATATAAATACATTTTTTCGGGTCGTATCTCTGGATCGCCGTACCCCATGGATTTCATAAACTTGTGTACTTCATTATCCTCCGAAAATCCGTGAATTTCTATAAGAAGTGTTGGTTTATGTGATCTAATCTTTTTTTCGGACCCTTTCAAAACCTGTAATTCGTGTCCTTCAACGTCGATTTTAATAAACGACGGAACACCTGTATATATATCATCCAACTTTTGACACGTAACTTTAACAACCGTACCACCTTTATACTTACCCGTTGGTTCGTGTAAACTTGTACCACCATAGTTTATGTGTGTATTTGACTCAGACCCCGTCGAAGGTATATACATGTCAGTTACTTTTTGTTCATCAGATAAGGCACAAGATGCGACAAAAATTGGGTGTCTTAACTGATTTTGTTCCGCGTTCAACTTAACAATTTCGTAATAAACGGGTTCGAAAGAATAAACAGGTCCGTAATCGGAAAAAATCAAACTGTTGTATCCTATATTCGCACCTATATCAAGTATATCGGTGCCCGGTTTATGATATAATCGTACATCTCTTCGCATCCACCCGTCCCATTCGTGACCTCTTGCAATATGCGGACCTATATACTCATCGTTTTGTATAACATTAACGTCATAGATACTACCTTTTACTTTTACTATATCTATACTTACGTCTTCCATTTTATTAGTATACACTAATACTATACCTTTAATTATAATATTTTTATTAGTGTAATATATATGAGTAGTAACAGTAACAATATCAGAAATTGGATTAACTTTAACAGTCAGAGAGCTAATAATATTAATAATAACGTACCAGAATCCTTAAGGTCACTCGGTATAAATAGATTAGATAGGAAATACCTTAATTTATCTAATCAAAATATTACAGAGTTAACTCCTGATATTGGTCTCCTTACAAACTTAAGGTATGTTAATTTGGTAAATAATAAATTAACATCTTTACCAGATTCAATAGGTAACCTTGAAAACTTAAGGCATCTTAATTTGCACATTAATAAATTAACATCTTTACCAGAATCAATAGGTAACCTTAAAAACTTAAAGAAATTTTATTTGGTAAATAATAACTTAAAATCTTTACCAGAATCAATAGGTGACCTTAAAAACTTAGAAGAACTTTATTTAGTAAATAATAACTTAAAATCTTTACCAGAATCAATAGGTAACCTTAAAAACTTAGAAGAACTTGGTTTGCACATTAATAACTTAAAATCTTTACCAGAATCAATCGGTAATCTTAAAAAGTTATATAAACTTGATTTGCGCAATAATAACTTAAAATCTTTACCAGAATCAATAGGTAACCTTAAAAACTTAAAGAATCTTAATTTGTGCAATAATAAATTATCATTTTTACCACTAACAATGAGTAAACTTAAAAATTTATTAGTTCTTGATGTGAGATGTAATCGAAATCTTAAATATATAGATATGAGACTAAAACGTAAAGGTTTAACTGTTTATAGACTTGCAAACACTAAATTTATAGATTATATAAGTTACTTTAAAAACCAAATATCTGTTATAACAGTTAAACGCCCAAATTTACCTTATTTACCTAAAAATATCCGTAAAAAAATTTTAAATATGGTTACAAAACCTCCTACGCACAATAATACTAATAACAATAACAATATAAATAAATCTATTATAAGAGGTAAAAATATCGTCAATTTTGTAGAACCACCTACTAAAAAGCAAAAAGCGGGTAACTCTGCTCAGGGTAGACGTACTAATATAAATAATTCGACTAAAAGAGGAAAATATAACCGTTAAAGGGTCTGATCATTTCCTAAACACGAAACAAAATTTACTATACAAATCCGAAACCGGGTTTCCTTTAAGATCTTCCCATAGTGTTAAAGTAAACCCCAAATCTTCCATGCGTGTAAATAACATGTCTTTATGTGCAATCGGTTCAACCTTTGGTCCATCGGCGTAATACGGTGTATCGGCTAAATGGACGTATAACTTTTCGCCAAAGTTCCCCGAACTCGTTTCTTTCGTTAAAAAGTAGTTCCCGAGATCGTCTCTTACGGGTGTTTTCATGATAATCTTATCGGAATTCGGTACGATTCCTATGAACCGACCCCCGGGTTTGATTCTGTTTTTGATGGCTAAGAGTGACGTTTCGAATAACTGTTTCGATTCGAAAATGTAGTGTAACGCAAAGTTGTAACATACGACGTCGTATTTTCTTTGGGGACACGCAAATATATCACCCTCGTAAAAATTGACGCGTATTTTCATGTTCTTGGCGCGCGACTTAGCCTCCTTGAGTGATTCCGGGTTCGGTTCACACATGCTTATGTTTGCCCCGACGTGTCGCCACTTTTGAAGATCGCCGCCGAAACCACATCCTACATCCAAAATACTGTCGCCTTCGCGGGTAGCCGATTGGATGAGGAGACGCTTGGCCTCGTTATGGTACTTGCGTATCTCCTCCATTTATTTATTTATAGACGTTGTTCTTTTTTAAATGAAGTTAATTCACTAAGGTTAAAAAGAAGAATAGTAAATACTACAAATGAAACCTGTCATTAAATGGGTCGGTGGTAAAACGCAGATTCTCGATACCGTTCTCGAATCGTTCCCTAGAGAAATAGAGAACTACCACGAACTATTCGTGGGTGGAGGGAGTGTTCTCTTTGGTTTACTCGCGAGTAAAGATATTACCGTAAAAGGTAAAGTATACGCGTACGATAAAAACCAAAAACTCATTAACATGTATAGACAAATCCAAACGAACCCCGGGAAAGTACACGACCATTTACTCGAACTCTTTACCACGTACGATACGCGAACCGGTACGGAAGTAAACCGTAAACCGGAAACTGAAGAGGAAGGTTTAACATCGAAGGAAAGTTACTATTATTGGGTACGTAAAAAGTATAACGAACTCGTACCCACTACACCTGTACACGCGGCAACACTGATTTTCCTAAACAAAACGTGTTTTAGAGGTGTATATAGGGAAGGTCCTAACGGGTTTAACGTACCGTATGGACACTATAAAACTACACCGTTAGTGGTATCACTAGACGAGTTAGTAAAAATACAAGAGCTTATAAAAGACGTGGTTTTCGAGTGGTGTGATTTTAGAGCCGCATTTGCACAAACCGTAAACGGTGGTGATTTTATATACGCGGACCCTCCCTACGCACCGGAAAGTGTTACGAGTTTTGTAGGGTATACGAAAGACGGGTTTAGTTTAGACGATCATAGAGATTTGTTTAATTTATTAAAACGTTCTAAAATTGATTTTGTGTTATCAAATGCGAAAGTACACCTCGTAACGAGTAGTTTTGAAGGGTACGAGGTGAAAGATGTACCCGCGAGACGTGCAATACATAGCAAAGACCCTTCGTCTACAACAACGGAGGTGCTCGTGCATGGACATGCTCAAAAATAGGTCCCCAATCGACTTTATATTTAGCCGGAAAATACACAGTTTTCTTTTTAGCATTGTTCGTGAGTGTTGTTTTACGCATGGCCGCGTTTTCACCTCTCACGAAGAAAAATCCGATACCTTCCTCGGACATAATTTCATACGTATCTTCATATCTCAAAGAGTTCCAAAAACACTCGTTTAACATATAAGAAAAACGGAAGTCTGCGTTTGGGTACCTCTTCGAGTACTGCTTAAGTTTATGCGCCCCTAAACCAATCTTTTCATCGGTAGTACCGGGACCGAGTTGGTGCTTCTTTTCAATGATATGTATGTAATTGTCACATAAACGACGAAACATACCATCGGGTTTCAATTTTTTAACGTACTCCTTATCCCCCTTAAACTGTTCGAGGTAGGCAATAGCTTTTCCCTGATCTATATACACGTAATCGAACCCATTGATTGAAATAATTTCACCATCTTCGAAATCCGACGTTTCCTTTTCAAAGACTATACCCCACTTATTCGTTTTTTCTCCGCCTTTACCGTTCTGTTTCATTTTTAGTATTTTAAATGAAGTTAATTCACTAAGGTTATTTTTACTTTACAAATTTCCTAATAAAAGTGGCGAGTTCAGCCAAAATGGCAAGTTGGTGACTCATAACAAGAAGTTTCGCGCGCCTTGTTTTTGGTGAAAAATCACCGTACCCTACTGTACTCATGGTCGTAAGTGAAAAATAGTACGGGTCAAGTGGATCGTCTGTAAAACCAAAATCTTCTTTCATACCCGAGTATATGAAACCATAAACCAAAGTTATCGCGAGTGTCATGGAGATGGTACTATATAAAATTTTTTTGTTCATTTTTAATATTACTTTAGAAAAAAATACCCAAAATTTTTTTGATCATTTTTTCATAAAAAAAATAAAAAAAAACTTCTAACTCCCCCTATATATACTACTTAATTTTTTTAAGAGGTAAAAAAAAAATTATCAGATCAAATCTTTTTATTTTTATATATATTGTATAAACGCATCCGTGGTAAAAATGGTTTAAAGTCTATATACACTGTGGTTTCAGAAAATTTTTCAAATACACCCTAAATTTCAGTAAAAATCGAAAAAATCAAAATATTTTCAAGCCTAAAAAACGATGTTGATTTTTTTATTTTATAAAAATTTTGGATTCAATTTTTTAGAGACCACTTTTTCGGGTTTGGTTTAAAATAGATATACCTCGTGATAAGTCAAAAATTTCGCGGAGTAAAAAATCATCGTAAATTTTCAAAAAAAAATTTTTTTTCAAAGGTTTGCGAAGGTTGCAATTTTTTTTTTTTTTTAGAAATTTTGGATTCAATTTTTTAGA